CTCGCCTCTGGACAAGCTCCTTGCACACGCGAGAAGGTAAATAATTAATTATAATTATATGAGCACAGACGACAATAAGTTTAAACTTGAACTTAATTTAGTCAAAGAACTTTGTAAATCTTATAAATTAGATTTTCCAGAGTTTGAAAAATCGTTAAAGATATATGACGTCGGATCTATTGAATGGATGAACGCCATAACTACATTCTTAAACGTAAACATTAATAAAGAACTTGATGTACATCCTGTTCCGTTAACGTTTGTACCTGCCATCGCAGGCACTGTTGGAGCCGGAATTGCTGGCGTAGTAGCTAACCAAGCTGGTCAAGCTATTGCCGATGTAGCCGGTAATGTCGGTAATGCACTAAAAGATGTTGCGGTCAATAGATTTCGCAGTACCTTAGCTGAAACCGCACAGACTGCCATGGATAAAGGTGGTGAATTTATTGATACTAAAGCTGATGAATTTGTTGGTAATATTAATAAATTGTTAGATAGCACTAACAAAACTAATATTGAAACATCAGAAGCTGGTAGTAGTGGTACTTCTCGTAGTGGTACTCGAGCTACATCAATAACTAACAGATCAAATTCATTCGCTAAAGAGGGTGATTTCTATTTTGCTGATGGACAACACCCAGTAGTTAATTTCTCTAGACAACTTCCTCTTGATAATTGTATGTATACCAATACAATCAATAATTCAAATGGAAGTGGCCAGACTGGTGGAATGACTGCTTACATGCAAAACGCGGACTATCGTCTTCCTACTAAAGAAGGGGATACGTCATGGGATACTTTTAATATTCAGACTCAGTCAATTATTACAGCAACAACAAAATTTGACGCTAGAGCAAGTCAATATTTCCCAGCAATTAACATTTCTTGTTATTTGAACACTATTGCATTGTGTCTTCAAACATACTATTTTTATACAAACATTTTGGAGTATGCGAAAAATAATACTCCTAATACCTGTATCGATAGACTTCGAACTATTATTAGTGCTGAGGATTTAATTCTTCTAGGGCAGCTTAAAAGTAGATTACAAATGTATGCTATTCCTCCTAGAATGATAGAAGAGATTCAATTCTTATCTGGAATCTATCAAACCACTGACAATTCGAATACTGCACCAGTCGCTCTATTCTCTCCCGTTCCTTTCTCTTATGAAGCAGTTCTTGATAGATACGTTTTAACGGATACTACAAGTCTATATGCTAATGGAAGAGGAATAAAATATTGCGTTGATCTATTAGGTACTACTTTTAGTAATTCAAATTATCCTGATGTTTGGACCGGCGTACAATTTAGTACAGGTTTCACAACTAGTAATTGGATGTCTTCATTAAGTGGTAAACTTTCTAGAGTATTTGTTTCTTGGTATGGAAATTTACTTGGTAGTTCACAAACGACTACTTTTATGTATGATCCTGACTGGTTAGATATTTATATTAACCAAATACCTGCTGTTCATCATGGTGCTGATGGTAACGATCCTATTCCTATTGTATGTAAATCTGAATATAATAGAACTGAAGAGGTTAACGATACTATGATCACAGTACAACAGGAAAACCCAGGTACAAACGGTGACCATATGATTTACAATCGATTTGACATAAGTGCAAACCCTTCTGCATCAGGTTCTGGAGCAGGTGGTATACTAGTACCTTTCTTAAATGGTAAACAACCAATGTATGATAGCAATGGTAATACAGCTGGATACTTTTGTTCAAGTCGATTAGAATTTGTACGTCCTCTAGTTCTAACTGTTAATAATAACACAGCTGGACGATGGGCTTATGGTTTAGTTAAAGATTGTGGTGTGAGCATTACAAGTGGTAATCCGACTGTGGCAACGAGTATAGCAACAGAACATGCTGTTATATATAGATGGAAAACAGCAATTAAAATTGCGACTCTGAATGCAGGTACTGTGCGTACATTTACTACACATAACATTGCACTTTTCCCATCTACTACTGTCGGAACTTATGTCCTACATGGTAACGATAAGAAAGCTAGATATAATAAATATCTAGAATATTTCAATTACATCGTTAGTATTGAAGGAGCACAAGCCAGATCTAACGCTATGGAAAGCTTTTCTGAATCTGAACCAAGTCCTGCATCAGCCGGAAAAGGTAAGAAGAAGAAGAAGAAAAGTAAGCCGAAGATGAAATAATGCCAAATTCAACTAACAGCGTATCTCGCACACTCAAAATTGTAAAAGATAAATATAAAGTTAATCAATTTGCAATAGATAAACTGTCCCATACGCTTAATCGACAAGTTTTAGGTAGTTTAGACTCGGATCCGATCGTCACACCTCTTGGCGAGAAGTACTCTCCGGATACTATACTCAGCGAATTTCAGAATAGTTTTGAACGCAGCTCTGTCAAGTTGATTCCTTCTCTTTTAGAGATTGAAGAACGCGAGTTAGCTAAATTTTCACCTAGATCATTAGCTAAACCGTGGTCTCAAACAAAGGAAGGTGTTAAAGGTACTTTTAACCCTATTACTCCTTCCAAGCTACCTAAAGGTATTACAAACGACGGTTCCAATAGGCTTAGACCATTAGATACTGCTAATGCTGCAAAACGCATGAAAAGATCTACCGCTTCAGGTCTTCGCAATATGACAGATAAAGGTCCCGTTTTAGATAGATATGTTAAAGAACCAGATTTGTTGAAATACGATTTGAGTTTGAAACTTGCTTCCGTTTGTTACACTAGAACTCAAGAAATGCTTAAGACAAGGTCAGTTTGGGGTATTGCTTGTGCTCAAGTATTATCCGAAGCTAGATTCTTTTACCCCCTTCTTGATTATTTTAAAAATAATATACCTTGGCTCTTAGCTTACAAAGGGCCAGTCGATCTTGATCCTTTCATAGTCAAGTTCGTTTTAGACTGTAACGCCAGAAGTGGAACTATGTTGAGCGTTGACTTTTCCGCATTCGACACAAGTGTATGTCCTGAACTTTCTGACTTAGCCTTCACTTATCTAAGTTCATATTTTCAGAGTAACTATAAGGTTGATTTTGATGAAATAAGTCATAATTTCTCAAATGTACCTTTGATTACGCCAGATGGTTTATTAGAAGGACCACACGGAATACCATCAGGTTCTGCATTCACGAATATAATTGGTAGTACTGTGCAAGCTGAAATTGCTATTGATACTGGTTTAATTGCTGAAGATAATTTTCAAGTTTTAGGAGATGATGGTATTTATTGCCTCAACTCTGAAGAAGAGATTACTTCATTAATTTCATCATTTGTTAATTGCGGTCTAGAAGTTAATAAAGATAAGAGTCATATCAGCTCAGATTATGTTGTTTACCTTCAGAAGCTTTATCACGTAGAATATATCAATCAGGGTATAAAAGGTGGAATCTATTCTGTTTACCGAGCTTTAAACAGGTTAGTATACCAAGAAAAATTCGTTGACTTCGGATCATTCAATTTATCTGGTGTAGATTACTATTCAATTAGGACTATTACCATTTTAGAAAATTGTAAGTTCCATCCGATGTTTAAAGAGTTAACAAAGTTTATTTATGACAAAGATAAGTATAACTTAAGCTTCTCAGAAGGAGGTCTATCTAAATATATTTTAATGTATACTGAGACCGAAGGTACTGAGGGCATAATTAGGAATCAGTATGGTGATGAGATAAGAGGTATCCGTAACTTCGAATCATACAAATTAATTTCTAGTTTTGCTGGGGAAAAGGGGAACTAATCCCTCGGGTTTCTAAG